TGCAATGAAATTGGACCTTGTTAGTTTGCATCCTGTTAAACTGCATGGTGCTAGTGAATGTTATCTATACGACAGTGCCAAACGCAAGTTAATCTATCTATGTGCGGATGAGTATAGCAAGTCATTTACTGTGAAAGGTACTGCTATTCTTGGGTTTGACTCCGGTAAAAGTCAAGTCAAAACTATTCGCAAACCAGGAGAACAATTAAAAGAATTTCTAAAACTCGGTAAGCCCTCAGGTAGAAAGTTTTTTGCTGACATTAAGGCAGTGGCAACATCATTTAATGGAAGAACGAATGAGAATATGTTAATTCTTAAGGCTTGGTGACAAAATACCAATTCATATGTGCGGATTTTCTTTTGCCTGTAATCATTTTGATAATTTCATTTTTGTTTAATCCATAAACATGTATCATGTCATAACGGGTAGAATTAATAACTTCTCCTGTTATGGCATTTTTCCATACATATAGTGTGGCATCAAATCTTCCGTTTCCGGAACCCCTTTTTCGTTCTCTGATGGCAGGAACCAAAGACGGGTTAGTAACACCGTACTTTTCCAGCATCTTCTTTTTATGATTTTCACTACCAATCATTGACGAATGACCCTTCGGTGTGACGCCTGACCTACCAATACTAATATTCTTTGGATCTGGCCCTCGCCACTCAGCCCATCTCTTATATGATGCTTGACTTTTCTTTTTCTTATCTTGTTCTGATAATGGCTTGTATTTTCTCTTCGGAGATCCATCACCTCCCTCGGTCATGTTTCTCAAAATACCGGTACACAAGTCTTTGCGCCCATACCAGCGAATATACCAACGTTCCATTGCTAATGCCCATAATTCAGTAAGACCATAATGGGTTATGAGAATCTTGTTAGTATCGTGCGGCGGCTTTATTCTATGATTTAGAGACCACGCTCTGCCTTTACTACCCTTTCCGACATAATACGGCGTACCGTCTTCTCTTAGGTAGATATAAACATAATATCCTGAAGGATAATTTCTTTTGCTAAATATCATTGCTGTGATTCCTTTTCAATCATAGAGTAGTTGGGGATTCCCGTCCCGCGAACTACACTTTTATTTAGTCCTTTTCTATTGTTTTTCTGTATAGTTAGTGTATAATTGACTATAGGAGAAACACATGTCCAATAATCAAATTGACCTAACAAAATACACACAATTCGTAGAAGCAGTAACAAGTAATCCAAGTAACCATTTTCATATTTTTCAGCAACGATGTGAAGAATTGAATTCTCAAAATGGCGAAAATGTAACTGGTCCGAGTGTTAATATTCCATTGCTACTAACGGCATGTCTTGGATTAGCCGCAGAGAGCGGAGAGTTTATTGAAATCAATAAGAAAATCTTTTTTCAAGGTAAACCATTGAGTGATGAAAATGTATATCATCTAAAAAGAGAACTCGGAGATATCATTTGGTACTGGATTAATGCATGTAGGGCACTCGGCTACGATCCTAATGAGGTCATTGCCGAGAATGTCAAGAAGCTTGAAGCACGATATCCGGGCGGACACTTTGACGCATTTTACTCTGAGAACCGAAAAGAGGGAGACCTGTAATTCCTGATAAATAATATATCTGGGATTACTTATGACCGCAAATATTTTAACAACACCTACCAATCTTACAGAAGATGAACTAAAGCAAGCATTGTTTAAAAATCTTGCGTTGCGTTTGGGTGACGGCATAATTGATATTGAATTAGATCCTCAACACTATGAGGCTGCATTCACTTATGCTATCAAACTATATCGTCAAAGAGCACAAAATGCTACAATTGAATCATATACCTTAATGACGGTTATAAAAAATGTAGACACATATACTCTCCCTCAAGAATTTATTAATGTAAGATGCTTATACCGTAGAACAGTGGGCTTAGAAACAGGCCCTAGTTCTACTGCATTTGACCCATTTTCAAGTGCGATTCTAAACACATATCTATTGAACTATAACTATACAGGTGGCATGGCAACATACGATTTTTACGCCGGCTATGTAGAATTGGCAGCACGAATGTTCGGTGGATATGTAAACTATACATTCAACCCTGTAACTAAAGTATTAAAAGTAGTACGAGATTTCAAGGGCTCGGGTGAGCGTATTCTTATTTGGGCTGATGTACAAAGGCCTGTAATTGAATTATTGCAGGATCCGGGTGCCGGAGTTTGGATAGGGGACTTCACATTAGCAACATTAAAAACTATCATTGGTGAGGCCCGTGAAAAATTCGGCAGTATTGCAGGCCCGGGCGGCGGCACTAGCCTAAATGGTACAGCTATGAAAGCTGAAGGCAAGGCATTACAAGAATCACTAATTGATGACTTACGCAAGTATCAAGATTACAGTCAACCATTAACTTGGATTCAGGGCTAATTGCTTCTTTTCTTTTTTATACTCCTGTCTTATACTAAGTATTTGACAGGAGTTTTTACATGATTCTAGGGGTTACGGGACTGATTGGAAGTGGTAAGGATACTATTGCAGACTATCTATGCACTTTTCATGGATTCCAGAGATTAAGTTTTGCGGCTAGTTTAAAGGATGCAGTGAGTTCTGTATTTGGCTGGGATAGAGAACTATTAGAGGGAACTACTAAGTCAAGCCGTGAATGGCGAGAGCAAGTGGATCCTTGGTGGGCAGAACGATTAAATATTCCAAATCTGACTCCAAGGTGGGTACTACAATATTGGGGTACTGAAGTTTGTAGAAACGGATTTCACACCGATATTTGGGTTGCCAGTGTAGAAAATAAGCTTCGTCAATCTAAAGATAATATTGTTATTACCGATTGTAGATTTGCCAACGAGTTACAAGCTATCAAAAAGGCAGGGGGAATCACTTGTCGGGTGGAAAGAGGTCTACAACCTGACTGGTATAGTGATGCGATAAACCTAAACAAAGGACCTACTCAGATTGGCTGGGCAATAGCTAAAGACAGACTCAACAAACTGGGTATTCATGCCAGTGAATATTCTAGTGTAGGATTAGATTATGATCATTATATTGACAACAACGGTACTATAGATTCGTTGCACCACCAAATTAAGTCAATAATCAACTTCTAAATCTCCCCGTTTCCAAGTTACATTTTTCTTTTTAACAACTTCTACACAGTTAAGACAAATACTTCTTAGATTATTAAGAGCAATATTTTCTAAGTTACCATCAATATGAAAGACAGTAATTTGACTTGGGAATATACTATGAAAGCCACATAAATCACATGTGGCTTTTTTCTTATATCCACTTTTGATCCAGTTCGCTTTTCTGGGTTTTAGTTTGTTCTTTTTTCTACCACACTCATCACAAATGCTACGGTAATGTGTGACCCCATTGCGTATGTAATTTACAGCAGAAAAGTTTTTGTTACACTTACTACAAATAGGTCTAAGAATCGGCATTAAGTATTTATAGACCTTTGAAGGTACGGTAAACCACTGTTTTCCTAATATTTTTATAAATACTTTTATGCATTTCAAGGTGGTAAACCTCATAATTTTACAATAAAGGAAAAAGAAAATGGCATTAACATCTCCAGGCGTAGAAGTATCAATTATTGATCAAAGTCAATATCTTCCAGCCCCAACTGGCTCTGTTCCATTAGTTGTACTTGCTACAGCACAGAACAAAGCTGATCCAAACGGTATTGGCGTTGCACAAGCAACAACTGCTGCAAACGCCGGAAAATTATTTGAAGTCACAAGTCAGCGTGATTTGACAACCTTATATGGTGTACCTTTCTTCTATACAACGACAAATGGTACCCCTATTCAGGGTTATGAACTCAACGAATATGGTTTATTAGCAGCTTATAGTTTATTAGGTGTAACCAATCGTTGCTATGTTTTACGTGCTGATATTGACTTAGCAAGTTTAGTCGGTCAAACAGGTCGCCCAGTTGGTGCACCTGACAATGGTACATACTGGTTAGATGCAACAACTTCTACCTGGGGTATTTTTGAATTTGACGAAACAACTGGCCAGTTCACTGAGCAAAGTCCAGTTGTTATTACTGATTCTGTAAATCTTTCAAGTGGAGTACCTCTAGCAAGTATCGGAAGTATCGGTGACTATGCGGTAGTAGCAATTCCTGTAACTACTGTTTCAACAATTGATTCTGAGAAAACTTATTATTATAAAACCACTCAAAACGCCTGGACCCCATTAGGTTCTCCAGAATGGATGAGTGATGTTCCTACAGTAATAAGCACAG